CCAGCAGAGGTTGCCGATGAAATGGCAGACATTCTGATCCGTACCTTTGACCTATACGCTGGTCTGGTAGAGCATGAGTACACTCACGTATCGCTAGACGAAGCATTTGAAAAGAAGACTGCATTTAACAAGTCACGACCAGAGAAGCACGGAGTAAAGTTCTAATGACAATTACAGTATACACAAAGCCATCATGCGTACAGTGTGACCAGACCAAGAAGTTGCTAACCAAGAACGGCCTAGAGTTCGACACCGTAGATATCACAGAAGATACTGCTGCATACGACAAGATAGTCTCTATGGGCTTCAAGGCTGCCCCTGTAGTCAATGCTGGCGATGACTGGTGGGCTGGATTCAATCCTGCCAAGATCAACGAGTTGGTAGCATAATGACTACTATGGAAGAGGCAATGGCAGCACTGGATCCACGCATACGCAAGCGCCTATCTAATGGCGTTGGATTCAAGACAGAGTATCAGGCAGTGCCTAGCTTTGGTCTAAACCGTGCTCTGAATGGTGGTCTGCCAATGGGTAGGCAGGTCCTCATCTGGGGAAGCAAGTCTTCTGCCAAGTCTTCACTATGTCTACAAATGATTGGTGAGGCCCAGCAGGATGGCAAGCTTTGTGCCTGGATCGATGCCGAAATGTCCTATTCAGAAGAGTGGGCCAAGGCTCTGGGGGTAGATACAGATAACCTTATTGTATCCCAGGCAAGAACTATTAACGAGATGGTTGATGTAGGAACTAACCTGATGAATGCTGGAGTTGACATTATTGTCATCGACTCCATCACCTCACTACTTCCTGCTATTTATTTTGAGAAAGATTCTGATGAACTTAAGCAACTTGAAAACACAAAGCAAATTGGAGCAGAGTCTAGAGACTTTAGTAACGCCTGGAAGATGCTCAACTATGCCAATAATAAAGTTAAGCCAACGCTTCTTGTTCTTATTAGTCAATCTCGTAATAATATTAGCGCTATGTATACAAGTCAGCAGCCTTCGGGTGGCCAAGCGACTAAGTTCTACAGCTCAACTGTTATCAAACTTTTCTCGTCTGAGTCAGATAACCAAGCAATTAAAGGCAAGATTGCGGTGGGAGACAAGCTCATTGAAGAGAAGGTAGGCCGCAAGGTCCGCTGGGAACTTCAGTTCTCTAAGACATCTCCAGGCTTTCAGTCTGGTGAGTACGACTTCTACTTCAGAGGCCCTATGGTTGGCATAGACACTGTAGGTGACTTGGTAGATACTGCAGAGATGATGGGTATCGTAAACCGTACAGGAGCCTGGTACATCCTGCCAGATGGCTCTAAGGTTCAAGGTAGAGAAGCATTCGTTAACCGTGTAAGAGAAGATGTAGATCTTCAAGACTCAATTAAGGCGCAAGTAAATGGCTAAGTACAACATCTATCCAGGAAAGTTTAAGTGTCAGGAGTGTGGGCTAGAGGTAACATCTCTACGCTCATACCCAGAGACTAAAGAGCTAACTTGGATGTGCTCTGATAAGCACATGAGCAAGGTAGAGCTAAAGATTAAAAAGACAAAGAAGGATTACGCTAGTGAGTGAAAGAGGAGAGTCTAAAAGACTTGGAGCCAAGCAGCACAAGAACTCTGGTAGAGGAACCCACAAGGGGGATGCTTCATGGGAGAACTTCACTATTGACTTCAAGGAAGTTGGAAAGTCTTTCACTTTAAATAAAGAGGTATGGGCTAAGGCTACTACGGATGCTATTCGTAATAACAACGATCCAGCAATCGTGGTGGTCCTTGGTGACTCTGGAATTAAAACTAGATTAGCAATCATAGAAATGTCTATATTAGAGCAGCTAATTGATGGCGAATAGTCAGCGGTAGTGCTATACTATTAATAGTAAAACAACAGGAGTTCTTATGGAACAACAACAAACAACGCTAGATATGGTCAATGGTCTCACAGAGATTGCTGACTTCATGAACGATGAAGAGTTAACGGCAGCACTTACTTTTGTTGCTAAACTAATCATCAAACCAGACATTCCACTACAGGTAGCAACCGTAGAGATCGTTAGACTGCAAGCAATTGCAACTAAGATGTCTTTCAAAGCAACCTGGATGGCCAACGTAGATAAAGGAGACAGAGCGAAGAAGAACTTGTACTATACTGCTGCAGAGTCAATCAATGCATTAGTATCAGCACTCAAGTACATTACTCGCTAGTGTTAACATGGCAAAAAGTTTATTGCAGCAGGTAATGCTGAAACCAGTTCAAAGAAAGATTGATTCTTTCCTTGACACAGATCAGCTTATCGAAAAGATTAGACTTGGATACACAATTAATCGTGTAGATAAGTTTACTCAGAAGAAGACATTTGCTCCATCTACAATTGCATTCTCACATGGTGAGTGTGCTCGTTACTGGTACTTAGCCTTTGATGGCGGTATCTTCGAGGACAACGCAGATGCATATGGTGGTGCAAACATGACTGCTGGTACCAAGTCTCACGAACGTATTCAGGATGCTATGGGCAATGTCCCAGACTTCCTAATCGACTCTGAGTTCAAGATTACAGCAGAAGACCCTCCAATCTTTGGTTACGGTGACGTAATGCTTAATTGGGAAGGTCAAGAACTTCTTGGCGAAATTAAAACAATGCCAAGTGAGGGATTTGAATATAGAAAGAATTCTGGGAAGCCAAAGACTGGTCACCTAGTTCAGCTTCTTATCTATATGAAGATTCTAAAGAAGGATAAGGCAGTTCTGATCTATGAGAATAAGAACAACCACGAGCTACTTATCCTACCAGTAGAGTTAAACGACTACTATGCTAGGTGGGTAGACCAGGCATTTGATTGGATGAGAGCGGTTCGCAAGGCGTGGACAGATAGAACATTGCCAGAAAAGAACTACCGATCAAATTCAAAAATCTGCAAGACATGTCCTATATCTAAGATGTGTGCAGAAGCTGGTATCGGAGACATCAAACTGAAATCTCTGGAGCCAATAGATGAAGCACTGTCAATGGTGTGACAACACATTCGAAACTAAAATATCTTATCAGATATACTGTTCTGCACCTTGCAGGGAATCTGCAACCAAGGAAAAGATATCTGCCAGGTACTTGCTGACACGTAGAAGCAAGCGCACGGGCAAGGATAGAAAGTGTAAGCATTGTAGTTCACAACTATCAATATATAACGACGATGAGCTTTGCACCAAATGCGAGGTAAATCCCAAAGACGTATTAAACGTCTTAAAAGATATCAAGGGCTTGGCTAATGGGAAGAATTAATTCATCATTAAAGCCAGACAAGATCTGCGCAATTGATGCCAGTACCAATAGCCTTGCCTTTGCTATCTTCCACGGTAATAAGCTTCACAGCTGTGGCAAGATTAGGTTCGATGGCTTAAATGCCTACCAGAAGCTAGGAGACGCCGCTAGGAAGTCTTTGCCATTCTTTGAGCTAATGGATATAGACGCAATTGTAATTGAGCATACGGTCTTTATAAACAGTCCAAAGACAGCTTCAGACCTTGCACTTATACAGGGAGCTCTTCTGGGGGCAGCAAAACTAGCAGGGATAAGAACTGCAGGATCTATTAACCCTATCACATGGCAAAGCTTTATTGGTAACAACAAGCTCTCCGTAAAAGAGAAGCAGGACATGGCCACTGAGTTCCCAGGCAAATCCAAGAATTGGTACCAGAACAAGTCTAGAGAAATAAGAAAGCAACGAACAATTAAGTTTGTTAATACTTATTATGATAAGAATCTAACCGACGATGACGTTGCTGATGCAGTTGGCATTGGCCACTATGCTATCCATAATTGGGAAAAGATTGACAAATAGGAGATAGTATGTCAAAATTATATCAGAATGAAGTTTGGCTTAAGAAGAGATACTGGTTCGACAAGAAGAGTCCAGAGGACATTGCCAAAGAGTGCGGTACTAGCGTAGAGACTATCTACGTTTACCTAGCAAAATTTAAACTAAGACGATCGAAGCGATGAAAACTTTAAGACACTTTAAGAAAAAGATAAAGGGCTTTATTGTAGGGATAACCTGCAAGCACGACTCATCAAAAGAGTCATCATGTCCCTTTACAGGAATAACATATACCGTATGCAACAAGTGCACCAAGATAATTGGTGGAAGGAAAACAAATGGCTAAGAGTACAGCACTAGAGATCACTGTTGATCAAGTAAACCACCCATCACACTACATGGCACACCCTAGTGGCATTGAGGCAATTACGATTACTCGCCACATGAATTTTAACCTTGGCAACGCTATCAAATATATCTGGAGGGCAGGATTAAAGAATGAAGGAAAGCACATCGAAGATCTCAAGAAAGCGATCTTTTACATTAATGACGAGATTAAACGAATTGAAGGACAAGCCTAATGACCCAACTCCTAAAGGAGCCACAAGTAACCCTCCCAAGCGGAAAGATAATTGAGCAGGGAGAAATCTTCAGGGTATCTGGAGAGTATGGGCTAAAGTTTAAGTTCGCTAGTCTTACCATAAATCCAGAGACTGGTTCTCAGTGGGTAGACTGCTTTGAGGTATTTCGTGGACGAGCTGGGGCATTCAGATCATTTAGAGTTGAACGCATTAAGCGTATCCCTAAGAAGAGAGTAAAGAAGGTTAAGAAGTAATGTCATTTGAAGACTTAACCATAGAGCATTTAGATAATGTAAACAAGGTTGTAGAGAAGTATCTACAGGGTAGTGAGCCTACACAGATATCTAAAGAGCTTTCTATGCCACGACAAAAGGTAGTTGCTTACATTGATGAGTGGAGAACTATGGCTGCAGACAATGCAGCTATTCGTGCTCGTGCTAAAGAGGCACTTGTCGGTGCAGACACTCACTATACTAAACTAATTAGTAAAGCATATGAGGTTATCGATGAGGCAACAACCGTAGCCAATCTAAACGCTAAGACCGCAGGCATTAAGCTTGTCATGGACCTAGAGAAGACTCGTATCGACATGCTCCAAAAGGCAGGACTCCTTGAGAACAAGGAGCTTGCAGAAGAGATGGTCGAGATTGAGCGTAAGCAGGATATCCTAGTTAATATACTTAAGGATATTGCAACCACTCATCCACAGATTCGTGACGAGATTATGCGTAGACTTTCTTTGGTAGCCAAAGAGCGAGAGGTAATCACAATTGTCAACGATGTTCAATGATTTCTTTGAGGTA